GGGTACGCAAGGCAGCTGATATCGGCAGGAGCCGTGCAGAGACGATAGCACGTACTGAGATGATACGAAGCGCCCGTGAAGCGCAACGACAACTCTATACGCAGAACTACGCCGTACAAGGATACCGACGGCAGGCTACCCAAGATAGTCGGGTGTGTCTTGCCTGTCTGGCTTTGTCTGGCACACTACACAAGACCGACGAAATCATGCCAAGCCATCCGAACTGCCGGTGCGTGATGATACCTGAAACGCTCTCGTGGGCAGAGATTACTGGTGATTCGTCTATCCCTGATACACGCCCAGCGGTAGCAACACCTGATCGAATCCTTGCTGGTCTTTCGGAAGCAGACAAGATGGCTATCATGGGACCGACACGCTACCAGATGTACATGGACGGCAAACCGCTTGATAGTTTTGTGCAGGTGGAGCAGAACCAAGACTGGGGGCCTACAACCCGTGTAGTGCCACTACGTAGCCTCGTATAGGGTGTGTGGGATACTTACGCTATGGACCTGCTAACCGTCTACAGTGATGCGATAAAGAGTGACCGCCTTGGAAGTGTCAAAGGCTACCTTGTGCGCTTTGGCTCACCTGATACCACCGACCTAGAGGGTGATTACTTCACCAAGTCTACAGACTTTGGTTTTCCGATTTCCGAAGGCAAGCGTGTCCCGCTAAACGTCTACTATCACCACGGTATGGATAAAGTCGTAGGCAAGAAGTCTATCGGCACTGGATACGTCAAGATGGACGATACAGGGCTCTGGTATGAAGCACAACTGGACATGGCTGATTCCTATGGCGAGATGATTGCCAAACTCTGCAAGCAGGGCAAGATGGGTTACTCGTCTGGTGCTGCCGGTCATATGGTCGAGCGCAAGAGCGTAGGCAAGGCAAGCGAGATAACCCGCTGGTGTATCGCTGAGGCAAGCATTACGCCTACACCTGCCGAATACCGGAACAGTGTCAAGAGCCTAGAGGAGATGTACAGCATGGAGCCGATGGAAGAAGAAGAGATGGTAATGGCTCCGATGCCTGAACAATCCCCGGAAGAATACGCCGTGTCGGTCTTTGATGAGTCCGAAGCCGAGATGGTACATGAAGGGCTGGAAGCCTACTACGATGCGCTCTGCGGAGCCATCGAAGCGGTATCCGATCAGAGCATGGCGGATGCCATTATTGATGAATTTGCAAAACGTGCAAAGGCTCTTTATGCCATGCACGGAATGAAAAGCGTACAGCCTGCATCACTGCGGTCTGTTGAACGTCGGCTGCGGGATGCAGTCGGTCTTAGCCGGTCAAGCGCAAAGCGCCTTGCCCCTGTTGTCTGGGATTCACTGCGGGACGCAGACCAGCCAGAGACGCAACCGGATCTCGAAGTAAAGGCGAAAGCCACTGACATAGACGAGCGCCAAGAACTCTTGGCACGTCTGGAGTTAATGACTCAACTATGAATATCGAACAGTTGAACGCCAAGCGTGAATCGCTTTTGGCTACAGCCCGTGAGCTTGCTTCCGGTGATGGTGACCTTGGACAGGTAAAGTCGATTATGGCCGAAGCCAAGAGCATCGAAGAGCGTGTAGAAGCCATCAAGAGCCTCGGTGAGTACGCACCTGCTGCACAAGCACAGCCCGTCTCCCAGCCTTGGAAGGGTGGCATCAATGTACAGCGCAACCCATTCAACGGATCCGCTGACGATAAGAACCTGAAGGCTTATGTCTTTGGGCAGTATGCTCGCCACTTGGCCGGTGTCAAGTCTGCATCCAAATGGTTGTCGGACAATGGCCACTTGAAGGCACAGACTGAAGGCACGAACAATCAGGGTGGTTTTACTGTTCCTGAGATTGTTTCCTCGGACCTTATCTGGCTCCGTGAAATGTATGGCGTTGCACGTCGCAACTCCCGTATCTACCCAATGTCCTCGGATACCCTTTTGGTTCCATCGGCAACAGGTAGCACGACTGTCTACTACGCTTCTGAAGCCACAGCAATCACAGATTCCCAGCTCACCTTTGCACAGGTTTCCCTGTCCGCAAAGAAGCTTGCTGTGTTGACCATTGCATCCAAGGAACTTGGCGAAGACACGGTTATCGACCTTGGCGCAGCACTTGCCCGTGACATGGCTTATGCCATTGCTAAGGAAGAGGACAACGCCTGTTTCAACGGTGACGGCACATCCACGTATGGCTCGATCACTGGTATCCTTCGTGCTGTTTACGGCTTGAACGCAACAAAGGCTAACATCGCTGGTGTTGTCCTTGGAGCTGCTTTGTCTGGTGCGTCGTTCTCAAACTTTACGCTTGCGAACTTCCAAGCGATGGTTGCAAAGCTCCCGACATATGCAGACAATGCAAAGTGGTATATGCACAAAGACCTGTTCTTTAACGGTGTTGCAGATAAGCTCATTGCCTTGGGTGGAAACGCCATCCTTGACATCCAGAACGCTTACACCCAAGCACCTACCCTGTTCGGTTACCCAATCGAGTGGGTACAGAACATGCCTAAGACCGCTGCTGCAACAACCCCAGTTGCAATCCTCGGTGACTTGAGCAAGGGTGTTGCTTTCGGTGACCGCCGTGCAATGACCGTTGAAGTCAGCGACCAAGTTAAGTTCGTTGAGGACGCTCTTACCTACAAGGCAACCGAGCGTTTCGCATTCAACGCACACGACGTTGGAAACGTAAACTCGGACGCTTCATTGAAGGTTCCGGGTTCGCTTATCGTCCTCGCAACTACAAACGCTTCCTAAGCGTAGCCGGTCTACCTCAAGCCCTCGGCATCACTGCCGGGGGCTTTCTCTTTGTCTAATGCGTTGTCCGACCCTACGGCTCTGTGTGGGATACTTAGGACATGATGACACGAGCCGAGGCGATAGCACAGGTATCACTTTTTGTCGATGCCCAGTCCTATCCGCAGATGTCCACCACCGATATAGGGTCTATCCTTGATGGCCTGTCACGGTTCTCCACATGGACGGCATCTACAGCGTATTCTGTCGGTGACCGTGTTGTACCAGTAGTGCCTAACGGCCGTGTGTACGAGTGCCGTGTTGCAGGAACAAGCGCAACCACAGAGCCAGATTATCCGGCGTATCCTGCGTACCAGTTCCAAGGCTTCACCATTGAGGACGGCTCATCAGATCCGGTGCTAACTTGGGTTGACCAAGGACCAGTGCAAGTAGAGCGTTATGATGTCCGTTCAGCTACACGCCAAGCATGGCTAATCAAAGCATCCCGCTGTGCTTCTGACATTGATGCCAAGGAAGGCACAAGCGATGTCAAACTAAGTCAGCTCAAAGCACACTGCTTAGAGATGGCTGAGAAGTATCGCCCGGTGGTGTTCGCATGAGCCCCATCCTCCGTGCAACGCTTCAGGCTGGGTTAGTTCGCAACCTGTGCCAGACACCTATTGAGGTTCATCGCTTCACGCTTACGGAAGACGGCAGAGGCGGTGTTACTGAGACATGGCGTAAGGTTGCCGACTACAAGGGCAGGCTGTCAAACCAGAGCGATACAGAATCGATTGTAGGCGGTGGCATCCAGCCATCAGCAGGCTGGAATGTAACCCTTCCGGTTGGTGCTGATGTAATGGCTCACGATAGGGTCTATGTCACGGGTGACGATTCCAAGTATTACGATGTGGTCGGTACAGACTTTGGACAGACCGACCTTTTAGTACAGCACGTAGGGCTGGTGGAGCGGACGGCATGAGTTTAGATAATTGGGTTCAGATAGGCATACAAGCATTTGTAACACTCATCACAATCGGATCTGCATGGGTGGCATTGCAAGTGCGCTTGGCAAAACTTGAAGTACAAAACGCTGGCATACTGTCTGCACTTGACCGGCAGGGGCAAGAAGTCCGCCTGATAGAACAAAGACTCGGTAAATTAGAAAACAAGGTAAGCGCATTGGAGGCACGAAGAACATGAGCGGAATTTCAATCAAGCGACTGGTCGTAGTTGTGATCGTGGCTTTCGTGGCTTCCTTCACCAGCGTATTCGGCGATGGGATCAGAACATCCGAAGCGAAGGACATCAGCGAGCTGGGCGCAGTGATGGCACTCTACGGGAGCAAGGCGGTAGCGGCTGGTGTCTCCGCTGCGGTGTCGAGTGTGCTGGCTTTCCTTACGATGCCGTTCAAGGGTACGCAGATGAACTCGCTGAAGGTGGGCAAATGAACCTGCAAAACTTTAGGATTGAAAAGGAACCTGCACCGTCAACCGACTGGCGTGTCTTTGGTGACATCGAAGATGACAACGG